TTACGCCACAGGCGCAGAGCTGCGGGGCTGTAGGGACGGCGACCTGCTCCGGCCAGCGCACGGGTCTGAGGCACCGTGACGTTGGTGCTGGTCGAAGCAGTGGTGGCCGTGGCCTCATAGGTCACACGCACGTTCAGCTCGTTCGAGGGCAGGGTCACGGTGGTGATCTCAGCCGCATTGAACACGATGCGAGAACCCAGCGGCAGGGCTCGGGTGGCGAGATGCTCGGTCCCGGCCTGCCCGCGCAGCAGGTTGGTCAGGTAATACTCACCGATCTCACTGCCGGGGGTAGCGGTCATGTATTGGATGACCTCCCACTGCCCGTTCGTGTGCTCGATGAACGCCGTGTTGAAGCCCTGCAGCACCTCGCTCTTGGTGTGGCTCTGAAGCTGGCCCTCATTGCCGTGCAGCTTCACGTGGAGTCCTGTGTCCTCATCCCAGACAAGAGGCTGCACCGCCATAGAGCCCACCGCCGTCATAATGGCTCCGATCAGGTTAGGACTTTCAATGGCAGTGGCACTGGACCCGTTGAACGTCAGCGGGATGTCCCCGTCGTCGATCTCTTTGGTCACGACCTGCTCGGTCCAAGGCTCCATGTAGGCGCAAAGCCGAATGGTGGTCTCCGCGTCGGTGGGCGTCAGCATCGGGAGGTCCACCACAGAGAACACCGGCACATAGGCCGCCGTGGCAGTGATCCAGTATGCGGGGTCTCCGGGGTTGGCGAGGTTCGGGTTGGCCTGCCCGTCCACAGCCATGAGCGTGCTGCCGTTGCTGAGGGTGGCGTTGTTGCTGATCGTGATGGAGGTTCCGTCACCCGCAATAGCGATGATTGCAGAGCCATTCGGGATGCCCGTGCCATACACGTTCTGGCCAACAGTCAGGTAACGCAGATCGGTGCCGTCTGTGCTGGTCAGCACGGGGCTGCCGTTGGTCAGGACCATCAGAAGATGCGTGATCTGCCCGGTGGATGTGGTCGTGCCCTCCGCAAGCGACATGCGACCATCATATGCACGCATGGGACCGGCTCGCAGATCGTAGGTGGAGCGGTCAGTCTGGGTGAACTCGACCTGCCGAGCGCCCGCTTCTGCGATGCGGTCAATCCGCACCTTCCAGCTCTTGCCGTCGAGAGTGGCTTCGAGCACGTCACCCGGCTCATAGGCCAGAGCAGCCGGAGGCAGGGAGAAGGCCCCGCTTTCACGGGCCACCCACGTCTCGATCAGCACCGCCTCTGCAATGGCGATGGCCTGTGCCTGCTCCATAACAAACGGCAGCGAGATGTTGCTCTCCTTCAGCGAGGAGGTGTCCACCCGCCGAGAATACCCCTGAGCCTGCTTGTAGTCTGCCGCTGCGTCGTAATAGGTCACACTCATCTGCTCGGGAAGCTCCGTCTCCTGCTTCCGCGTCATGGTGAACGGCTTGGCGTTCTCCTGGATGCTGTCCTCACCCACCACCAGATCGTCTTCGATGACGGTCCCAGCAACATCTCGTGCCCTTGCCCGAAAGATGATCTGGCCATTGCTCTCGATGCCGTCGAAGAAGAACGGGAGGGTCAAGTTCTCGATGGCCTGTCGCGCCGAGGTGACACGATCCAGCGTATAGCCAGACACCATCCCCTGCAGTTCGCTCACATCATAGGCCGTGAACTCCTGGTAGGCCATGATGTCGGCAATGATGTCGCGGATGTCGCAAAGACCTGCCCGACCGTTCAGCCAATGCCCGCGTGCCCAGTTGGCAGCGTCCCCCCAGCGGGAGGACAGCTTGGGGAAGAACGGGAAGGGTCGAGCGTCCCACGTCCAGATGTAGATATTGTTCGTGTCCACCATCCGCTGGCCATAGACAGAAGACGTGGGGTTGTTGGCCCCATTCGCCCAGAACAGCATCTGTGCTTCGATGAACCGCCGCTGGATCAAGTCGTCTCGGCTTCCGTTACTGTAGTGCGGGAAGAAGCTCTCCGAGGACTTCGGGTCAAAGAAGACGTTCGGCTGGTTCGAAGCCTTGTCGATGGCCCCACACCCCAGCTCCGTGAACCAGATCGGCTTGGACTGCGGTGTCCATGCGGTCGGAGAGCCGCTCTGCACACCCCCAGGCCGGTTGTAATGCTGACGGCTCCAGAAGTTGTAGATGTCCTTCGGGCGGTAAATCCAAGGCTTGTTGTAGGCCCCGTCCGTGATCGGCGTGCGGTTCTGGCTGTGGCGATCCGTGTCGCTCTGGTAATACCAGTCGTAGTATTCCCCGCTGAGGATGTTGGACTGCAGATAGTCGATGTCGTAGATCGTGCGACCGGCTTGCCAATCGAGGTGCGTGCGACCATCCCGCCAGTCTGACAGGGGCATGTAATTGTCGATCCCGATGAAATCGACGTTGCTGTCCGCATACAGGGGGTCGAGGTGGAAGTAAAAGCTGCTTCCATCGTGATGCTGATAGCCGCTCCACTCGGACCAGTCGGAGGCATAGCCCACCTTGAATGAGCCGCCGACGATGTTCTTCACATCTGTGGCCAGCGTCTTGAAGGCGTTGACTGCAGGGAAAGCTCCCGTGTTGTCTTGGATACGGTTCAGCTCAACCATCTCGGTGCCGATAATGAAGGCATCGACGCCCCCGGCCTCCACGCAAAGGTTGGCATAGTGCAGGATGAAGGGTCGGAACTTCGTGAAGAAAGCTGCAACCTCAGTTGCAGCGGCTGCCGTCCCGTTCGTCGTGCCGGTATATTGACGATGCACGCTGGTCGTGATGCGGCCCCGCCACGGGTGGGCAGGTTGGCCGTTCTGCGAGGCGTTATTGCTGTAGGGGTTGGGGAGCGTGTTGCCGCTCGGAATGTCCATGAAGACGAACGGGTAGAACACCACCTTCATCCCCCGAGACTTCATCTCGGCGATGGCTTCCTTCACGGATGTGTCGTCCGGGGTTCCGCCATAGTTCAACCAGCCATCCGTGCGAGACACCATGTCAGCGTCGGTGACAGCGGTAGGAACCACAGGCCCGCCCCCGAATATGCCCACCAGATCGCCGAACCATGGCGTGCTGATGATGCCATTCGTCGTCTTCCGATAGTAGGGACCGACAGACCACCCATGTGGCTCGGTGACGGTGTTCACATCCTCGATCTTCGGCTGGATGTCGCAAAATCCACAGCGGAGGTCGTTTCCGAACCACCCCACTACCAGAGCCACCGTCTTGGCATTTGGGAGCACAGCTTCCATCTGATCCAGTGCGACAGGGAAGTCAGCACGCTGGAACGTGTTCGCCTTGTTGGTCTGCTGATCCTTACCTCCGGTATCCTCGGTCTCCGTCGTGTCGGGATCGTAGTATGGCAGCGTGCCGCCCTTGGCAGTGATCCGTGTGGTGCCATAGACGAACTCCCCTGCACCGGGGATCATCGTCACGCCTTTGATGACGCTCTCCATGGCTTCGGGATTGTTGCGGCCCAGAGCGTTTACTACCTCGAACTGGAACTGCGGGATGCGGTTCCCGTAATCCTTCAGCAGGAGGTCTTCGAACACCACGTAGGCAATGCCCTTGTAGGCCGGAACAGCCCCCGAACCCTCCTTCGACTGGATGTGGCTGTTCGGGCTCTGGCTCTCCGTGCCGTAGTAGTAATCCAGAATTAGGGGAGCACCCTCAGCATCTCGGTCGAGGTCGATGAGGTTGCCGTCTGCCCAGATACGACCGATGCCGTGGATCGGCCCCTCGCAGATGGCGATGGCACAGGACACCGAGTAGAGATACTCCTTCTGAACCTGCGTGGACTTCCCGCCACCACCCTTCCCGCCCGTCGTGGTGGTTGTGGTCTTGATGGTCTCCAGGAACTTCGTCTGCCAGATCACCTGCCCGGAAACGCGGTTCACCCCGTAGATGCGGGGCACAGGAGCACCTTCTCGGCTCTCCATGATCTGAGCGTTGCGCAGAGGCTCGCCCCAGCTCGTGCTGTCGTTCGACGGAGCAAAGATGGTCGCGTCGATGACACCGCCGATGGTGGCACCGATTGCCCCGCCGAGAGCAGCAGCCGTCATCCCGAGGAACGTGCCCCCGATGGCACCCCCGATAGACGTGCCGACGACGCCGAGAACGATTGCCGCCATTACATGACCTCCTTGAACCTGAACGCATAGGCTAGACGGTTCACCCAGCCTGCATCCAGGTTTACTTCCATCACCTGTGAGTTCTTCCGAGCTTTCTGGTTATAGGCGTGGATCAGAGACGGCTCCCCATCCATAAAGCCGACGATCCCACAGTGTTTGGCGGGGGCATTGGCCACCATCCTGAAGATCAGAACGTCCCCCAGCTGAATGGATGCCGGAAGCTGGCCCCGCATGATCGGACCAAGCTCCAGCTCTTGCAGATAACTGCACGCCCCTTCGTAAAGCTGCTCTCCCCGCTTGAAGGAGCGCCAGTCGTTGGTGTAGCGCGGAACGTAATCCACGACATTTCCCGTCACGATCTCGTAGACCCCACGCACGAAACCGAGACAGTCTGCAGCCACTCCCTTGTGGTGCCCCTGATCTCGGTAGGGAGTTCTGATCCACGTGCGTGCTTCCCCGACAATGGCCGCTGGTGTCAGCTTACTCATAGAGGCTCCCCCCATCATGCACCGCGTTCGGGTCCGGGTAGGTGAACACCTTCGAGGGGTCCGGCATGTGCGGAAATCCTCGGAAGTTCCTGATGTTGTTGAAGCGATACCGGCAGGTAGCGAACTGCTTGTCGCACCCGACCAAGATCGTGAAGTCGTCGCCCGACTGGATTTCGTAGGGCAGGGGGAACCAAAGCTCCACTTGAGCGGTCCCCGACGTATTGGTGAACAGTCGCACCCCTTGCGACAGCCCCTGGTTTGCACCTGTCGTCCACGTCAGCTTGCCCCCCGTGAACCACTGTGTCGGGAAGCTGTTCAGCTCCACACTGGAGAACCAGCGGCTGTGGCCGAGAAGCTGAAGCACGCTGCCGGTCGCAGTGTAGAGGCCGCCCCTGAGGTTCACGCCACAGCGACTGTCACCCAGCGTGGCATCACAGCTGTATTTGTAGGTCCGACCCATGGCCTGGTTCAGTTCGTGGGCAAGCCCTCGAAGCTCTGCTGTGAACGTGTGGTGGTTGCGAACGACTTCCCCAACCGTCCCCTTGCGGATCAGCACGCGCTGACTGGTGTCGGCCCAGTTGACCCGATACAGCTCCACCGTGGCATTGTCCCACAGACCCGCCTGCAGGTCTTCCTCCGTCAGGTTGTCGGACGACAGCACGCCCTCGATCTCCATGGTGGGCACGCTGAGACCGAGATCACTGTCCACCGCAGTAGCACTGAAGCCCGAAGCCGCCTCATAGACCACGCTGGAGAACGACACATCCACGTCATGATCGGTGAAGCCCAGGGGTCCTACGCCCGGAACGCCATCGAATGACAGCACCGGGGCGGTAAAGGACTGCAACCGGAAGTGGCCGTCGGATAGATAGAATGCGCCATCCGCGCGCGTCATGATCC